TATCAGTTTTATTATTCATTAAACCAACCTTTTTACCTTCTAATGGTAAACAATATTTTCTAATTTCTGATCTTTTTTCACCATTTAAAATAAGTTGTAAATATTTATCCTCAATATTAAATACATGAAAATCCACTTTATTTGTAGCCATAAATTCCTTTTATAATTAGCTGGGCTTTTACACCCAGCCAATAATTAATAACTAAATTACTTCAGTTTCAGTATCAATTGCAGCAAATTCTATTTTATCTACATTATTATACTCAACCATATCAGTAATTTGTAACGCTAACAGTTGTGTTGATATTCCAGATTTCCCCATATACGTGTAGGGCTTAAATTTAACCTGAACATTACCTTTTGATCCATTACCAATAGTACTGGTATCAAGAATAGGCTGGAGGCTTTTATCAACAACAGGTGGTGGAGAAGTATTTGATCTACCTTCTGCATCAGCGTAAATCTTTTTCTTTAATCCACAAGTATAAACTACACTACCTTCTTGTTCTACTGGTTTTACATTTAGACCAGCTTTTTTCCATGCCTCAGCTTGAACTTTATCTGCTGTTTTTACAGTAACTGAATACTGTGGTGAGGCTTTATCATATCCCATATCTGGATTTTTTGGATCCAGTTTTACCCAACTTAACTCAACTTGATTTAATAACATATTTAATCTCCTATTATTATGCTCTTCCTTGTTTATTATATTTCTTATAACTTCGTTTTTCGTCTTTATTTAAAGACTTTTTATGAACTCTTGGGCGTTTGTTTGAGCCCGATCGTTCCACAAAGCTTTTCTGTTTTTTTGCCATAGTTACATTCTCCATCACATGGACCACAATTTATACACAAACAGTTACAAGCAAATTGATCCGGATTTGTTGTATTTTTACATTCTTCACATTGATAGTTATCTCGCATTTTCCTCCTTTATTAATTAATCTGTTTATAAAGCTAATAACCACCAGGAGGATACTTGATGAATATTAGCTATAAAAACAGACCAATTTAGTTTCTCTGTAAGGCTTGGTAATAGGTATTATAGATATATTAATAGTATACTTATTAACTATATACTCATCTATCTATCTACTTATTAATCAAGGGCTCTTAAGGCTTAGTTTTTTTTTTTAGCCTTCTCTGTAAGGCTTGGTAATAGGAATTCCTATAACCCATGCTTACAGAAGGACCAGATTTCAAATCAATCACGACGAAAAACCAAATATATCCATTTTCTAGGGGATCCTAATATCTACAAAATATGTATACATTTATCGGCTTAGGTATATAAGGAAACTAATTGCTATTTAAACCATTATAAAGCTTTCTTTATAGTGCTTTTGTTGTATAAATATGGATAGTTAATTAAAAACAAATTTTTTATTTAGCTATTGGGTTACGGAATTTCTTCATTAATAGAAACTCCACCGGGCAAATACCAATAACATGGGGCTTTAACCTGGGGTCAGACACTGGCTAAAACTTTTAATAATTAAAATTAAGAGATTGGACGAGTAATTAGTCCCAGGAAGAGGCAGCGGTAACTTATAACGGCAAAACTTCCTAACTCCAATCAGCTAAATAATTCCTAATTTTTCTAAATAAAAGTCAATTACCAATTATGGCCATCTGAATTATCGGGTGGCTTTTATTAGTAATATAACGGAGGATAAATATGACTATAATATGTTCGATAAGTAATAAGGTAATAAATGGTTTACATACTACTACTTTTTCAGCTGCTAATTCAGTTGGAAATGCTAAATATAAAAATAGCAAAGGTACTTTTAAATATCATAAAGTAGTAGAACTATTTAGATCAAGATGGAGTATCCCAGTTAAATCATTAAGAGAATTTTCTCAAGATTATTTAAATGGTAAGAATACTTTATTAGATTATGTTCCTTTCAGAGGAAAATATAAAGTAGATATCCAAGCAATGAAAACTTATTTAGACTTTTTAGATAAGTAACATCATAAACCCTCATGGCCTAAAAAACCATTGAGGGTTTAGATGTGAACTAATAATAACGGAGGATAATAATATGGCTACTAAAATGTCGGTAAGAAAAGAATATTTAGAATATATAATAATTAGACCAACAAATGGTTTATCTTTAGACCAAATTGGTACTTTAATTCTTATGTGGTATGCAGATGATTATGATTATGAAGCTGGTAAAACTATTACAACAGATAATCTTGGTCCATTTTTTACTAAGAATAATACTTGGAATAAAATTATGTCTAAAGCAAAAGACATACTTTATGATGAAGGTATGAGTAGATTAGATTATGCTGCTGAAAATATTCCATCATATGAATTACAATTAACAAGAGTTAAAGAAAGATTACAAGCTTTTAATTCTTGGATTGGAACTAAAAAAGCAGATTTAAAATAATAACATAAACCCTCATGGCCTAAAAAACCATTGAGGGTTTAGGTGTGAACATTAGGAGGATAAATGAGAAGTAGAATATATAACCAAGAACAAATAGTTGGTTTTATAAAAGAGGCTTTGGAAGAGTTTACTCATATAATTGATAGTAAATATATTACAAAGTCAGAATTTACTAAGTTTAATAAATTCTTTAAAAATCTTTTAAGACAAACTAAAAAGAAAAAGAATCCTTACCATTATCCAAAATATAATGGAGAGGTTTCTAATGATGAGTTTTATTATACTTATCCAGCATTTCATACTTATGAAGATGCTAAATGTATAGGTAGACTTATTACTTTAAATACAGAAAACGTTCCTGATTTAGATTTAAAGGCAATTTATAAACAATTTCCTTTATTAATTGAAAATCATGAATTATTAATTAGTCTTAAACCTAATATTAAGCCAGGTAGAAGACCAAAGGATCTTGAAAAAGATTATGAAGCGGAAAGGATTAGAAAAGCCGCTTTAGAAAATAAAGCAACTTGTGGTATTTGTCACAATTACTGGGAATTAGTTGATATGGATAATAAAAAAGATATTATTGCAGATCATGGTTTCACTTTAGGTTATGGACAAAGAAATAATGTTTGTTTTGGAGCAAGGTTTAAGTCTTGGGAAAAATCACCTGAGTCTAAAATCCAATATGTTAAAGTAATGTTAAAGCCAACACTTAAGGAAGTTCTAGATTCATACCCTAGTTCAGCAACTGTTGATGCTTTAATTAAAATGATGGAAAGATATAAAGTTAATATGGATAATTATTATAAATTACCATCTGATGTTAGATATAAAACTGATAAACCTGAGTCTCCTGAGTATTTATTACCAGGTCAACAAATTGGTTATTCATTATCTAAGGTTAGAAATATTAACTTATCTTTAATAACTGAGGTATGGCATGGATACAAATCTAGATTAGAAAATGAAATAGCTAGATTTGAAAAACAAATAACGGAGTGGGTGTTAAAGCCTACTCCAAAAGAGGAGCAATATGAAAAAGCAAAACAATAAAGGCTTTACGTTAATTGAGCTTTTAGTTGTAGTTGCTATAATCGGGATACTGGCTGCAGTAGGAACTGTGGCCTATAACGGTTATACTTCTGCTGCTAAGAAATCAGTCGTAAAGAATAATCATGCTACTATAAATAAATTCATGAATGCTGAAATGACTATGTGTCTTATTGATAATAATAATAAGATAATGAAAATATCAGCAGATGAATATTTAGATTGTGAAGATGTTATAGGTCTAAATAGAAATAACGTTACTAAGCACATGGTAAAGTATGTTAGAGCTAATTATAAAAATGTTTTTAATAATAGTTCTATAGTAGCTAACACTGGTTGGATGCATAATTCATCTTGTGTAAGTCAAGGATCTCAAGAAAGTAATTATCATGAAGTTGGTACACATACTTTGGGATTGATGCAATATAGTGGGCAAGAGCCAACATTTATAATAGATTCTTGTCATACTGTTGGAGAAAAGCCGTTAAGAAATAAGACAATACTTAATAATTAATAATAGGAGAATGATATGTTTAGAGAATGGAAAATGACAAATGGCAGTGAAGAACCAAGGTTACTTGTACCAGATAGTGAGAATGAGAAACGTGAAGTTAAGAAAGTTAAGAAGATGTCACGTAAGAAGTTAGATAAGAGAATAGATCATGTTCAAGCAGGTTTGAAAGCAGATACTTTATGGGATGAAAGATCTATAAGTGAATGTACAGAACTATCAAATATGATTGGTGATCAGTTTGATGATGATACATTTAATGTTAAACAGGAGAAAGTATGTACAAGCCTGATATCGTCAAAATGTTAAATAAAAAGAAAGAGTTACCTCCACCACCACCTATTTTTAACAAAATGGAATTAATTGTTAGAATGAACTTAAAGTTGTTGGAGATAAAAGAAGGTTGTAATTTTATTACAGTAATTGATATAAAAAATCCTAGAAGGACTTGGATTACATATGAATATCATTTAGATGTAATATATAAAGTTGGTGATAAACAAATGACTATGTTACCAAATAATTATTATGATCAATCTAACTATCCTGTCTCATTTGAAGATCAATTGTGGCAAAGGCTAGTTAGGGTCAATCAGTCAATTAGTAAGGGGATATAATGGGAGAGAATGCTAAAATAACTATTATGGCTATTATTATAGTTATATTAGGTAATGGGTTAGCTAATTATGTATATTGGTAAACTCATAATAATTGTTGTTATTTTATTTATAGTTGCTAGCTGTATACCAGTTGGCAATTATAAATTTAATCCAGCATTAACTATAATAAAGATGTTTAATAAAAGTAATAATAATAATATAAAACAACTAGGAACGAGAGGATAAATATGACTATATTAAAAAGTAAAGTACTTCAAGATGGTATAACTGACAGGATTAGTTCTGCCAGTGATTTTAAATGGACAGGAGAAAATAGTTTTACTGTACCAAGTTTTGATATGCCAAAGGAATTTGGAATTGGATTAATAGTGGGTCCTTCAGGATCCGGTAAAAGTTCCATATTAAAAACATTAGGATTAAAAGAAGAGGAATATATTTGGAATCCTAATATGGCAGTAGCTAGTCATTTTAAATCATATGAAGAAGCTAGTGAAAAGTTATCAGCCGTTGCTTTAAATAGCATACCTGATCAACTTAAACCATATCAAACATTGTCTACCGGACAAAAGTTTAGAGCTCAAATGGCAATGGCTTTAAAAGATAATGCAGTGGTAGATGAATTTACTTCTGTAATTGATAGGAATGTTGCTAAGGCTTTATCTAATAGCATAAGAAAATATGTTGATAGAAAAGGTTTAAAGAGCATAGTATTAGTAGGGTGTCATTATGATGTAATTGAGTGGTTAAGACCGGATTGGATATTTGATACCAAGACTGGTACTTTAACTACAGAAAGGTTACTTCGCAGACCAGAGATCACTCTTCAAATTAGAAAAGCAGACAAAAGTTCTTGGAGCATATTTAAACAGCATCATTACTTAACGTCTGATTTACCTAATAATACACCACATGCATATTTATATTATTGGAATGAGCAATTAGTTGGTTATGGAAGCTTAAATGCTTTTCCACATCCTAAGCTAAGGGCTGCATATAATATAGGTAGGGTTGTAGTGCTACCAGACTTTCAGGGCTTAGGTATGGGTTATCCTATATTTAAAAACCTTGCTCAAATTGGTACACATAATTATAACCATACGACAGGTGGCTATGGAAGAGTAAAAGTAGTAACAGCAATTCCTGCATTATATAATAAACTTGATAAGGATCCTGATTGGGATTTTATTAAGGGTTCAGATGTAAGGAAGAAACATGTAGATACTGGGCGTAAGTTTGGTGGATATGATGCTGAGTACTATGCTAAACATGAGAAGAGAATAACTAAAGCATTTCATTATGTTGGTCAAAAAGGATTTGATATTAATAATCCTAATTTGGTAATTGATAATATTGCAGAAGTTAAAGCTTGGACATGTCCTAAGAACCAAAAGAAACATGAACTAACTGGTAATATAATAAAAGACTTTAGACCAGCAATTGTTGGACAATCTAAATATCAGTTATTAACCGAAGGAGAAGTATAAATGTTAGAAATACCAATATGGTTATTATTTGTGTTGGTTTTGTCAATTTTCCTCTTGTTTGTCTTTAATATGGAATTAACATATAGGATAAGCAAGGTGAAATATGATCAAGTACAAATAGGGTTAATAATATCGAATAGCTTTGAAAATATTACCAGAGATGTTCATGAAATAGATAAGGATATAGAGAATATATATGGTAAAGTCGAAAAGCTATCTAAAACTAGTCATTAATAATACTACAATTCATAAAGTAAATGCTTTACTTGATAAACAAAAAATGTTAATTAAGGGTAAAATACATTTACAAAAAGAAGTTAAGGAGTTAAATAAGCTGTTAGAGCAATATGAAGATAATATAATTAAGATAGAGAATAAACTAAATACATATAGGAGGAAAAATGTTGTTAGACCAATTAAACAAAGTAGAAACATTAGGACCGGTAGGAATAAAGCTAAGAACCCAGATGGAGATGTTATTTGATAAATTAGCTAATAAAAATGAAGGTAATAGAAAAGCAGATATTGTATCTTTAATTAATAATAATAAGATAGATTTTTCTATTGCTATACAATTATCACATAGCATGATTGCAACCGGTGTATCAGAAGGACAAAACTTAACTCAATTAGCTATGGCTATTGGAGATAGAGTATTAGCTTTTTATAATATAAATAAAAAAGCATCTGTATCTTTAAAATTAGGTGTAGGTATAATTAATTCATATAGCACTTTATATATGGTGGTTGTAAAATTAATTAATGAGTATTATCAGCATAATAGAGTTAAAACTGTTTATAAAGTTTATGCAGGTAAAAATAGAAATGACCTAAGGAAACTAGTTAAAGAGTTTGCTGAAAAGTCAGATCCTTATAAGCCATTATTTGATCAGGCTCCTAATTGGGAATTTGGTAAAGTAACAATTAGCAATGGAGAGCAAATTAACTTAATTAAAAACGTTAATAATGATGTATTATCACAAATTAATATAAATAATACACCCATTGTGCTTAATGCAGTAAATAAGAAACAAGCTATTGGCTATTATGTTAAGCCTGAACTATTTGATGTTTATAAATGGGCATTAAAAACCGGACAGGATTGTTTTGAACATAATAGTGTTAAAACAATATCTAAGGAAAGAGCCTTAGCTAAGAAAAGAGAGGCTGAGCAGATTTTATATGCTGCTAAGCCATATGTTGGACGGGTTTTTTACCAACAATACCAAGCTGATAATCGGGGTAGGCTATACCCTTTAAGTGCATACCTTAATGAACTTAACAGTGATAATGCTAAAGGTATGTTATCTTTTGCTATTGGAAAACCATTAGGAAACAATGGGTTAGGTGAATTATATCACCATATAGCAAATATGTACGGTGAAGATAAATTACCACATAATGACAAAGTTAAATTTATAGAAAAAGAATATTATAATTTTGTTAAGATGGGTAATGATCCATATAATGCTAAAGGTTGGATGGAGGCAGAAGAGCCTTTTCAATTTTTATCATCAATTATGGAGTTAGCTAAATTAGATAAACATTTTGTTAATGGTGGTAAATGTGAAGATTTTATATCTACTACTATATGTTACCGTGACGGTTCGAATAATGGGTTACAGTGGCTATTTAGCCTTGCAAAGGATGATGAGCATGGTCATTTAGTTAATATTAAGCCAAGTATAAACAATAAGCCTGGAGATATGTACAGCCATGTGGCTTTGTCTGTTGTGGAGAAAATGAAAGAGGAAGCTAAAAAGGCTAATAGTATATCGCATGATTATTATAATTTATATTTTAAAGGCATAGAAAAGCTTAGGAATAGGTTTAGAAGTGCTGAATTAAATAATAGTAATAAATCAGAGTTATATAAAAAGCTAATAAGGTGGTATCAAAAAAGGTATAAATCTCAGTTAAAGCTAACTGATATTATATATTGGGATAAGGCTAAATTTACTGTTAAGGAATGGAGAAAAATAGTAAAAAGAAATGTTATGACTTATGGGTATTCTGCAACAAAGCAGGGTATGGGAAGTCAAATTATACAGGATACTAGGGATATTGATAATGTATACCTTAGTAATAAACAACATTCAGCGGCTAGGGCTTTGGGCGCTCTTGTTTATAATACAATTGAACAAGAATTTCCTATGGTGTCAGAAACCATGAAATTGTTTAAAGAAAACTGTGGTTTATATATGAGTAAAACTGGAAAGCAATATAGTCATAAAACATTGATTAGTAATTTTCCTTTTACACAAAAATATATAAAGTATAAAAATAGTACGGTAACAATTGTTGATGGTTTATATATCCAAAATGCAGATAAGACTTATAAATGGAATAATAGATTTGATGCAATAATAAAGTCAGAATTAGCTATATTAAATATTAGTAAAGCTAAGGCTGGAATTAGTCCTAATACTATTCATAATTTGGACTCGCTCCATTTAATGTTAGTAATAGATAAATTGGACTTTGATATAGTAAGTGCACATGATAGCTTTGGTTGCCATGCAGCTAATGTTGTTAATATGCAACAATGTATTAGAGAACAATTTAAATATATTATAGACCAGGATCCACTGGCTCATGTATTAAATGAGACAGGAAACTTGGTACCTATGATAAACCGAGGGGATTTAGATAGCAGTCAAATATTGCAATCTGAATTTGCTTTTGCTTAAAGGAGAAAAATGGATAACTATATATATAAGATGATAGAAAATATAGGAGATGGTATACAATGGGTGGCTGACTTTTTAGACACCTATAATAAAGAGGTTAAGTGGTTCTTAATTGGTATTGTTTGTGTTTTATTAATTCAATTTATTATATGAAAAGAGCCAATTTTACAATTGTCTTAAAGGATAATAATATTGAAAAAGCAATAAAAATAATGAAAACCAAGGCTACGAAGTTAAATTTGTTTAAAACATTAAGGGATAAACAATTTTATCAAAAGAAAAGTGAAATAAGGGTTCTTAAGGAAAAAGAAGGCCGCGTGAACCTATATAAAGCTAAAAAGAAGCGGGAAAATAACTTATAATTACGTAAGTGATTCCTATTACCAGGCCTTACAGAAATAAAAAAAAAAAAAAAAAAAAA